GCGCGTGCAGAAAACCCAACAGCCCCGTCTGAGTTGTTGGGCTGCGCGGCAAGCGTGCCGTCCGCGTCGATAACTGCCTTCAGGGCCTGGAGTTGGGTCATCGTAAGTGCCATTCAATTTACCTTTCTGACATTCCCAACAAACCACATGGCATGCTTGCACGAGCTGAATCCTTTTTTAGGAATCAGCGGGGCGAACCGGGAAATATCTCCGATGGCGTTCACGTAGACGAAGCGCAGCTTCGGCGGCCAATTCCAGATAATTCCAACATTAATTCGACCGACAAATCCTTCCGCCAGCAGCATCCCAACGGCGTAAGTAAGACAGTTGCCCATCATTTAATTTTCCTCTGCAGCTTTACCCCTACGATATTTCCCTTGCTGTCGCGCACTACTTCCCGGTCTGCAGTGCTGGCGCGGGCCAGCTCTGCGATCATCTTCATCAGTTGCTTCTGCTCGCCCTTGTCCTCGCCGTTGCTCTTTTCTTCTCCTGCCGGCTTGGCAGCGGCTTTCACGACCTCCGTCGTGATGGTGTTCTCTGCCTGCTTGTCCGCAAGGCGCTCCTGCGTCTGCGCTTCCTGCTGCGCCATGTCTACCTCGTGCCCGGCCTCGAACACCTTGATTGAGGCCTGCGCGGCCTGGGTCATGCGCGCGATCTCGAGGTCGGTCTCTGCCTTCAAGCGCGCGGCGGCGTCGTCGGACGCGGCCTTGATCTGCGCGACCGCAATGGAAGTCTCCTGCTGGATCTTCGCGACGTTCTCGCCGTTGGCGACTTCCATCTGCTTGATGCGCTCGGAGGACTGCATCTCGGCGGCTTTGGTCTGCTGGTCGAGTTGCGCCTTGATAAGCTCCGGCGGCGGCGGGGGCTGCGGCGGCGGGTTATTCGGATTGGGCGGCGTGAAGAACTCGCCCTCCTGCTTGTAGCCAGCGGTCTCCTGTAGGCGCTTTGCAGTGTTGTAGAGGTTCTGGTCGGTGACGATGTGCGACTTGCCCGCGGCGATGAATTCCTTCTGCACCGCCATGATCTGCCCGACTTGCGCGGCCTGCGCCGCCTTGTCATTTGTCCCAAGGCCGACGTTCACCGTCATGTCCCACTGCGTCTTCCACTCCCGCGGGTCCACGTTCACCCACTCGCCGCGAAGCCTCATTGCAATCGGCTTACCGGCGCGCGTGCGACGTAGCAGGTGCTTGATGCCCTGCATGAGGTCCTTCACGCCGGTCGCTGCGAACATGCGAGCGATCAACTTCGCGCGCTTCGCAGAGTTGGACGTGATGAGCGAGATGCCGGTGGCAGTCTTGTTGAGCGAGTTCGCGTCCATGCCCTGCGAGTAGCGGCTCCAGCCAGTGCGGTTCTCTTTTGCGTTGTCCTCGTACTCGAGCATCGGGAACGCCTGCTGGCCAACGAAGCGGTGCTCCATCATCTGCATCGCCAAACTAGGATTCGTCTTGAAGCGCACCACGCCGCCTACCCTACCCACGAGAAGGTCGTCCAGGTTCACCATGCTCTCCATCACGCCTATGCGCGGAGTTAGCGCGAGGTAGAGCGAGTCGATCATGCCTCGCTTGATGATGGATTTCGTCTTCTGCGACATGATCGCGTTGTCCGCGACCGAGAGGCCGAAGAAGCGGTAGGGCATGATGGTCGGGCAGACCGCGGCGAATGGAACGTGGTCCGCGTAGTCGTCCTGGTAGATCGTCTTTCCGATCTTCACGATACGGCGGCGCTCTGCAAGGCCGTCGCCATCGCGGTCAACGAGCGCGCATACTTCGGACACTGCCATCAGCTTCTGCGACGGGTCTGAGTTCGACGGCTCGCCGGGAAACGCCTCCTCGGCAAAGCGCCTGCGCGCGATGTACTCTGGCGAGAATGTGGTATCGACATCGCTCGCCTGGTCCGGGTCCACGTCGATGCCCATCGCGCGGATCTGCGAGACCGTCATCGGGCGCACGTGCTCGAAGAAGCGCACGTCCTTGAGCGAGATCGAGTTGTGATCCACGCAGATCCGGTACTCCTCGCTCGGCACGCCGTGGACGCAAATCTTTCCGTTCGGGTCAACGATTCGCACCTGAACATCGTGGAGCGACATGCCGGGCATTGAGGGGTCAGGCGCGGCGGAATGCTGGAGTACCGTGACGCCCGGCTGAGAGAGCAGCACCTGGAACTCGTCCTCGTTCATGCCGTCGTAGCGCTCGATCAACGGCGTCGCGTAGGCTTCGTGGTAATACTTCACCACGCCGACCTTCTCCATGAAGGCAGCCTTGAACCACTCGTAGAGGATCAGCTCGCCGTTATTCTGACGATAGAAGACGTAGTTGCAGGCATCCGTTGCCTGCGCCGCCACTCTTTCGTCTTCCGGTCCCTGCGGCTCGAACTTCACCACGTCGTCGGATGAGAGGAATACGTCGAGCACATCGGGCAGCATCCCGTCCACGGTGTCGCGAACGTCGGTCTCCACCACGTCCGAGCGCCCTTCAGGCGCCTGCACGTCTAGCTTGCCGTGGTAGTAGTCGAGCGCGAGTTCGCGCTCTTTGGACAGATCGCCTGAGTGGAAGCCGAGCGATTGCGATTCCTCGCTCTCGATCCAGCTAACCAGATCCGCGTCGGACATCTCAGCCATGATCTAGATCGCCGCCGCCTGCTTCTTCCCGCGGCAGTGCTTGACGTGCAGGTAGTACGCCGGCACCTCATGACATTTAGGACAAAGCTGCCGCGGCCAGTTGGGGTTGGCCTTCGGCTCAGACTCCGGCGGCTCTGACATCACGGCGATGAGGCCGTCGATGGTAGCGCGCAGTTCCTTCACGTGCTGCTCGAGGGCTGAGACTCGGACTTGCAATTGGATAGAGATGCCACTACCCCCCTTTCTTCATTCGAGCCGTATACGCTCTTTGGTGGACTCGGTGGCACTCCATGCACACACGCGAGCCAAGAGTTCCGTCTACATCACGATGCCTATACGTGTTTGCTGCGGAGAACTCATGGCCTCGCGGGCAGTGTGTTTTCGCCACGTTGCGCGCATTAAAGGTTTCTCCGCGAAGCAGGTTTTCTTTCCCTGTAACTGGCTCAAGATGCTCTGGGTTCACGCAGCATCTGTTCCTGCAAAGGTGATCTAGTTGCTTTCCTTCTGGGACGGCACCTCTCGCGCGCACGTATGCGTATCGGTGAGCCAACACCGTTTTGCCTTTGACGAAGAAACCGCCATATCCGGCGCCAGTAAGTCCCGCTATCCACACATGGCAACCGGACCACGGGACGATTTCAACTTTGTCGTCAAAGCGCGAGTTTTCCACTAGCGGAGTCCAATTCTGGGATAGACCAGCTTCTCCTTGAACCGCCCGCCGCTCACATCCTCGAGCCGCGCGTAGAGCGCCGCGTACTGGAGCGCGTCGTGAGGATGCGAGTATTCATTTTTCTCAGGTACTTCCTTGTGAATGTTCTCGCTTACCTGCATACGCTTGTAGTAATAGCGCCCCAGGAAACCGCGTCGCAAACGCGCGCACTTCGGATCAATGACGAATGCTGGCTGTCCTGCCACGTTGCGATTCAGGTAATGGCGCACGGCCTCAAGACGCCCTGGCAGGCGGTTCGTGTGCGCCGGTACTGCGACAACACCTACCGCGGCGAGCACGTCGAACGCACTTCTCTCGTCAGACTCCCTCGCGGTGCCGGCCGGGTCGCCAACAAACTGCGTCTCGAACTCCCGGTAGTGCAGCGCGATATGCGGCTTGATTACGTCCTCCGCAAACGCCTCGACGCCGATGTCCTCACCCCACAATTCGTCAATGACGCGTAGTTGCCCTCGTGGAGTCAACTGCAAGAACACAGCCGCCGGAGAGCGGCCGTAGTCCAAGCCGATGACGATAGGAATTTTGCTGATTGGCGCTGCGGCCTTGCAGTGCATCTCGTCTGAGTAGTCGTCGCCGTAGACTGGCTTGCCGGCCATCTGCACGGCGTACTCGCCAAGGATTTGGGCCTTAATCCACTCCTTTTTCTTACCGGCGATCTGGCGGAAGTAGTACGCATAACCGCCGTCTAGGTGCTTGATGTTTTCCGCCGCAGGGTTCGGTTCGTACTCGTTGTCATGCTTGGCGATCAAGCCCCCTGGCTGTCGGAAGAACTCGAATAGCGGCTCGTCTGCTTTCAGGAACCCCAGTTCACGTAGCTTCTTCTCTGCCTTCTGAGTCTGGTCGGTGATTTCTGGATCAGCCTTCTCTGCGATCTTGAAGTACCAATGGTCATCCGCCGGAGGGTTTGTATCCATGACGACGCCGCGCCACGTCGGCCCGTAAATGCGCTCTCCTTTCTCGTCAAGCTCGATCTTCGGGAAGCGACCAACGCGCTCGGTCAACTTGTCGAAGATCGCCTTATCGACCTCGCGCACCTCGTTGATCCAACCAGCGGTGACTTCCAGCGAGCCGATCTTGTCCACTTCTTCTGGGCGCTCGAGCGCGAGGAACATGACCTCGAGATCCAGCATTGACCCGTCCGGCATCTTCCCCATCATCCTTGCCGTGATCGGTGAGTCCCACCTGAACTTGAGCGCCGGGCTCCACTCCTGCACCGTGCGGATCGTGGTAGAAGTCAGCTCCGGGTAGGTGTTGCGCAGGACCGCGCAGCGGAAGCGCCGAAACCCTTTGCCATCAGGCTCCTGCTCTGCGGCTCTCGTGAGCATCTCCTGCCAGCAGGCACTCGACTTAGACGACCCCACAGGCCCCATGAGACCGCGGGCAAATGCGTTGCTCTTGTGAAAGGCGGCGGCTACTGGCCCTGCCGGATCGTATACCGGCGTAGAACCCGCGTTTTTGTTATACGCCGCTGCGCTGTGCAATTACATCGGCCCTTTTGCACCGTCCGGCGGTGCCTCGTGTTTGAGCGACTGGTTGCGCTCCAGAATCTCGCGCTCCACCTGCGCGCGCAGCCACGCCTTCACCTTCTCGAACTGCGCCGCATCGCCTACCGCATCGTGCCGGTACGCCTGCATCAGCTCGTAGAACTCGCGGCCCTCAAGAAAGTCGTCAGCCTCGCATTCGAGGATTCGGCCGCCGACCACCACGTAGGCCCTCGCCATGTCGGCGTCGTCCGGGTGGCTCCATGTGCTCATGATGGCCTTATCGGGAATCGAACCCGCTTGGTCCATACCGGAATCGAACCGGCGCCTCCGTCGAGACGGTCATCCAGACCTCGGCCGTAGCCACTCAAATCTCCTCCTTCGCCGCCAGCGCTGGCACCACCACCGCAACCTCGCCGCGCAAATTCGCAATCTGTATCGTCACCGGCGTCACCTTCACCGCGTCGGCCTCCTCGCCGTAGCGCTTGCGGTCGAACTTCGAGGCCCGCTTGAACCTCACGTCGCACTTCAGCCGATCACGCGCGACATCCCCCTCCCCATCGGCTATCGCCACCACCTCGTGCATGTCCTCGCTCCCCAGCGCACGCTGCGCCCGCTCGAACACCTCACCGTGCTCGGCAAGAAACCAGTCCGCGAAAAGATGCTTCGGCACACCCCACTGCCTAGCAATCTGGAATAGCGTCATCCCATCGCACAGCAAGCGCCCCACCTCCTGCGCAGCCCCCTCGTCGCGCTTCACATCCTCCAGCCGCGCCATAGGCCCAGGATCGCGCTCCGCTATATCCGCTATATCCGCTATAGAAAAGGGCGCGACGGGGCCGCTCATCTCAGCCCCGCGCGCCATGCGACGTACACGCCTCCAAGGAAAGGGGAATGACCACGAAAGCGCTCAACCATCGCTCCACCCTCATACCCCTTCCACACAATTCCCGCAACAGCAGCGCTACTACCGCCCAGCGCCTACCACACCAACTGGCTCTCCACGCGACCAGACGTGATGTGCGTGAGGGGTACCGGCGGAAGCCGCCAAGGTAGGGGGCGCGATGGGCTCCCGCTTCGGATTGCTTGCAGGCGCGCAGTTTTCGACCTCCCCACCCCCCTAACTCCACTGCTGGATAACGCTTTTCAATTACTTCTTCTCCTTTCCCGGGCAAGAAAAAGCCCGGACTTGCCGGGCTTAGAAGGCTAGGCGGCTTCTTCCCGCCACAGTTCTCTCCGCTTAACGGGGCGCCGATGGAATGTCATCACCAGAGGGTCAGCGGCAAATGGCGTGACCTTCAAACTAAGCAGTTCGTTGTCATTCCAAATCACGCCTGGCGCTTTTGTCTCCAGCGCTCTACAAATTTTCCATCGGAAAATACGCTCGTTGGGATCGCCGATAACTATTACTCCGTTTTCCCAACGGGAAACGGTTTCCTCGGCGGTATTCAGCTCTTGCGCAAGCTTTGTAGCGGTCCACCCAGCTGTCTTTCTGAGAAACCTTATCTCTTCGCCCTTGAGCTTCAGTTTCTCTTTCGATCTAACAACGCAAACGGCCGCGATAAGGCCTGGCATATCTGGAATATCGGTGCGAAGAACGGCACCGCACTTATCGCAGATAACCTGTTGAACCGCATCCGCCAGTACAACCTGCATTCCACCCATCAACTCTTTTTTTGCTTCGTACCGTTGAATGGGTTGAATGCGTCCCTCCCCACCGCACTTCCCACACGTTTTCATATCTGTGACTCCTATCTCTGCATCTAGCTCGGAAGCATTCTCCTTATTCGTTCACCCTGAAGGCAGTAACTATCTCGATCCACTTTTCCTCGGTAGAAAACTCAACAATGAAACCAGCGTGAACACCGTCGAAAACTTCCTCGACTTGATAGCGCATGACATCTCCGAACAGCTCA